ATCTACGAGCGGATGGCCAACGGCGGAAAACAGAAGGCCACGAGCCATCCCGTGTATCGCCTGCTGCACCAGCAGCCAAATCCCTGGCAGACGGCCCAAGAGTTCCGCGATTGGATGACCGGCATGTACCTGCATTACGGTGCGAGCTACGCCGAGATTCGCCCAGGTGCTCGAGGTGCCGTGTCTGAGTTGTGGCCGCTGCACTCCAGCCGCATGGAGGCTGAGCGGCTGACTGATGGCACGCTGCGTTATCGGTACCGCGAGCCGAGTGGGCAGCAGACGATCTACAGCCAGGAGCAGATCTTCGCCCTGCGATTCACGACCGAAGACGGCATCAAGGCGATCCCGACCTACAAGATTTTCCAGAACGCCATCGGCCTGGCCCAGGCCCTTGAGACACACGGCAGCACGTACTTCGGCAACGGTGCCCGGCCCGGCATCGTGCTGGAGAGCGACAACCCGATTCCCATCGAAGCTGCTGAGCGACTCCGCGAGCAGTGGGAGCGGATGCACCGTGGTGCCGACCGTGCGTTTCGCACAGCTGTGCTGCCTAACGGCGTGAAGGCCCACGAGCTCAGCGGATCAAACGAAGCAGCCCAGATGCTTGAGAGCCGGGCTTTTCAAGTGGTTGAAATCTGCCGGGCGTTTCGCGTGCCGCCGCACATGATCCAGATGCTGGACCGCAGCACATTCAACAACATTGAAGTCCAGGGCACGGAGTTTGTGCAGCATTGCCTGCTCCCGCACTTGAAGCGGTGGGAGGCCGCGATCAGCCGCGACCTGATCGTAGATGACGAGAAGTATTTTGCTGAGCACAGCGTGAGTGGCCTGCTTCGCGGCGACCACGCAAGCCGGTCTGCCTACTACGTTTCCGCCCTTCAGAACGGCTGGATGACGGTGAACGAAGTGAGAGAGCTAGAGAACCTAAATCCAATCGGGCCAGAGGGCGACCAGCATTTCATCCAGTTGAACATGACCACCCTGGAAAAGGCAGGCGAGCCACAGCCGCAAGATCCGCAGCCGATGCCGCAGGACACGCCGGGCGAGCCAGCGGACGGCACGCCAGAAGACGATGCCGAAGACACGACTACCGCCCAGGAGGACACGCCCGATGGAACTTGAGCGCCGCGACTTCGCCTTTGACGATACGGACGAGCTCATCGTTGAGCAGCGTGCTGACGGCCGGGCAGCCATCATCGGCTATGCCGCCGTCTACAACCGCATGAGCCTTGACTTGGGCGGGTTCAAGGAAGAAATCCTGCCGGGTGCTTTTGACAAGGTGCTGAGCCGCCAGCGTGGCAAGCAGGACGTGGTGGCCCTGTTCAACCATGACAGCAACATCGTGCTCGGTCGCACTTCGAGCGGCACGCTGGAACTGAGCAGCGACAGCAAGGGGCTGCGGTACGTGGTCACTCCACCCGTGAGCCGTGCCGACGTTCTGGAGCTCATCGCTCGCAAAGACGTTGCTGGCAGTTCATTCGCGTTCACGGTTGGCAAAGACGGGGAAGCGTTCCGCACTGGCGACGGTGGCCAAGCCATCCGCCAAATCCGCGAGGTAAGCGGGCTGTATGACGTTGGCCCAGTGCTCACGCCTGCGTACCCGTCAACGTCCGCGAGCGTCGCTATGCGGTCCTATGAGGCGTGGATTGCATCGCAGTCCGCCAACGAGCCGGCAGTTCGGGCGGTTAGTTCGCGTTCGGCCTTGCGGGGCGTCGCCGCCGCCTGGGCTGCCACCTTAAGGCTCAAGAATGTCTGAGGCCCGCTGCACCTGCGGCGAGAAGTTGCGGTGCCGTTCTTCTCGCCCGTGTGGCGAAGAGCGCCAGCAGTATTTGCGGTGCCCTCGCTGCGGCGCTCGTGCTGTCGTGTTTGTAAAAACAACACATTCGGAAGTCCGGTTCTGCAAGAGGCCGGCACGCTAGAGGCACAGTGGAATCCATCGGCAATACCGCCGGCGGAGATATACCACGTGGACAACCTCAAGAAACTGCAGGACGAGGCCGTAAACCTCGCCAACCGTATCGACGCCGTGCGTGCGATCGAGAGCACCGATGCCGACAAGATTGCCGAGCGCGATCTTGAACTCGAGGCGATGAACACCGAGGCCGGCAAGCTGGCCAAGCGGATCGACTTTGAGAAGTCGGTGGCCGAGTCGGCCAAGAATCTCCGCAGCGTGGTTGACCGCTGCACGCCGGCTCCCGAAGTGACCGAAGAGCGTAGCGAGAAGGTCCGCGTTGAGGCGGTCCCGTTCTCGGGCCGGCTCCGTGCGTTTGAGAACGCCAAGGACGCCTACTCGGTGGGCATGTGGTTCAAGGCGAAGGGCGGCGACGCCGACGCCAAGCGGTGGTGCCAAGACCACGGCGTTGAGGCTCGTGCCCAGGGCTCGACCGGCAGCACCACGGGTGCGGCTTTCGTGCCTGATGTGCTCTCCTCGACCGTCATCCGGCTCGTGGACCAGTACTCGGCCTTTGCTCAGAACGCCACGAACGTGGTCATGCCGAGCGACGTGCTGCTGTTCCCGCGACGGACGGCCGGTGCGACCGCGTACTGGATCAATGAGAACTCTGCCATCACTGCCAGCGACCCCACTTCCAATCAGGTCACTCTGACTGCGAAGAAGGTCACGGGCGCGGTGACGATTGCGAGCGAGCTCCTGCAGGACTCGATCGTGTCGATCGCCGACTGGATCGCTGCCGAGCTCGCCCTGACGCTCAGCAACGCCGTGGAAGAGGCTGCGTGGAGCGGCAACCCCAGTAACGCTCCAGCGGTTGCTGGGCTTGTCACGACCTACACGGGTGGCCTGCTGGCGGCGTCTGCTGCCACCTATGCCGCCTCGCTTGTGACGGCTGCCGGTGACACGCCCGACGAGGTGACCAAGGCTAACCTGCTGGCCATGATGGCCAGGGTTCCGCAGCACTCGCGTGCAGGTGCCAAGTGGTTCTGCTCGCCGTTCTTCTTCGCGGCGTGCATGCAGAACCTTGACCTCGCTCAGGGCGGGTCGGTTGGTCTGTCGCAGGGCATGGGTCCGACGTTCCTTGGCTCGGAAGTGGTTCTCACCGACCGCCTGCCGGCCGGTGCGGACTCGACGGGTGCCATCATGGCGCTGTACGGCAACATGGCCAACAGCTCCTACTACGGCATCCGCCAGGCCATCGAGATCGCCAGCAGCGATCAGGTGAACTTCCTGAGCGACCAGACGGTGATCCGCGCAGTTGCGAGGGTTGCAATCACCCATGCAAATCTGGGCACCGACACCGTTGCCGGCCCGATGATCGGGCTGGTGGGTGCGTGAGCCTGACGGCTTGACGAGTGTGCAATCTTGAGCGGGCGGCTTCCACGACGGGGCCGCCCGCTCTCTCTTTTGAGGCACGCATGCTGGTCAAGGTAGGTGGCACCGAAGTTGACATCCGAGTGGAAGCCGTGCTCTCCATGCCACGGCTTTCGTTTACGGCCAATCACTTCGCCTGGGCGCAGGCCCTGATGCCGCTAGGCATTCGCCCCACCATGGGCACGGGTGCGTTCTGGAGTCAGGTTTCCACCCGCGTCTACGAGCAGTTCATTGATACGGCGGAATATCTACTGGCCATTGACTACGACACCTTTTTCACCAAGCAGGACGTTGAACAACTCTTCGCTATGGCGATGACTTTTCAATGCGACGCGATCACTGGCCTGCAGACAAAACGCGAAGACGGCCGACCGATGTTGACGCTTAAGGGCACGCTCGACGCACCGCCAGAGGACGGGCACACACAACTGCCATCGTCGTGGTTTGCTGAGCCCGTACAGGAAGTAGATACTGCCCACTTCGGGCTCACCGTGATCAGCACCGCCGCACTCAAGCGGATGAAGAAGCCGTGGTTTTGGAGCAAGCCTGACGGCGAAGGCTCTTGGAACGACGGCCGCATCGATGATGACATTTGGTTTTGGCGGCAGTGGCGCGACTCTGGCAACCGCGTCTTCGTCTCGCCGCGTGTCGTTTTAGGCCACGGCGAGTACGTGGTGACGTGGCCCGGCAAACACCTTAATGCCCCTGTTTTTCAGTGGACTACTGAGTTCACGAACACGGGGAAGCCGCCTGAATCTGCATGGAGTGTGGGCTAATGCCGAAGATTATGTTTACCCGCGCGTGGCGTGGCTACCGCAAGGGGCAAGTGGCTGAGCTTCCTGGCGGGATCACCACGCAGCTGCTCGCTCAGCGTGTCGC